TGTCGCTGTGTGATAGCTTGGATCCTTGGCCCCATCCTCACGCGCCCCAAGCGCCGTTCTCGGCGGGCAAACCTTCTTGCCCTGTCTCGAAGTGTGCCACGGCCTTGCGTCATTTCGCGGATAAAGCGACGGCCACGGCCTTCTTTGCGTTCATCGGCTTTCTGTTCGTTTTTGTCTTTCTGCTGCTCGGCCAGTATCTTCTCAAGAATGGTGGCAACCTTTTCCATCTGCCTGCGCTGCTTAACCTGTTCTTCGTCAGATTTGACCACTAGCGGCTTGGGGTTGGATACTTGGCGGATGGTATCAATCTGCTTATCCGCTGCAGTCTTCACGCTCTCGCGTTGGAAGCGTTCAATCTTGGCCTTCTCTGTACTGGAAGGCTTGGCATCGGGTTGATTGGTATTGGCGGTTTCCCGGATGATGGATGCGGTTTTGTTTAACCCGCCAGTGATGTGGTTATCAAGTCGGGTAATACCATCATCAATGTCAACGAGCTTTTGATGGATACGGTCGTCGGAAATCTGCCTAGCGGTATTGCCATCTACTGTGGCGTTAGGGGCGGGCTGAGCTTCTTGGGTTGATTGCTTGGGTTGTTCTTCCTTAACCGCTTCTTCTTTCTTCTCAGCTTCAGGCTTATCCTTGGCTTCGCCTTTCTGCTTGGGTTTGGCGGTAAGGTGGCGCCACGCATCGGTAGCACCCTTCTCGATAGATTGGCCAAGGCGTGAGTTTTCCGTGCCATAGCCCCATAAAGCATGCAGGCTAAGGCGCTCTTTCACGTCCTCTTTAATCTTGTTGGTCAGCAAGCCCAAGCGGCTGCGCTTCTTGAACGTGCCGTCTTTATTGCGCCCGGGCGTCGCATCCTTTTTACCGCCAAACAAACTCATTTGGTTTCATCCTTCCAAGCGGCAAACATTATCAGATACATTTTCAACTCCAGATACGGCATGGCGTCAATCTCTGACGGTGGTAATCCGTATTTGTGTGAAAGTAGGAAAACGCGCTTGTGCCACTCTGTCAAGCCGTTCATGTCAAAAATCATGCGAAAAAACTGTAAAGCCCCTGCAGGGTAAAGCGCTCGGTGTGTTTGCATTTCGGGCAGGTGATTTCCCTTGACCAATACACTTCCGGCATATTGTCGATAAAATCCGTAATCTGCGCTGCCGCTTCCTGTGGCAAGGCATCCAAGAAATCCAATACTTCTTCAAGGCTGGCATCGACCAAAGGTTCGTAGACGCCTTCCTTGTCAAAGATAGATTCGATACAGTCAATCACAATGGCGTCATCGTCGGCAGTATCGTCTTGATGGGTAAACCATGCGCCGAAAGGCGGATACTTCAGTTTGATACCCATGCCGTCGCCAAGGTCGACGATATTGCTAATCGGGTTTTCGGTTACAGTAACATCGGCAATCACTACAGGCAGGTTGAAACTGGTATTGCAAGGCTTGCCGTCTTTGTCGGGTTCGGTGCATTTAACTTGGATGGTAATAGCGTTTTCGCTGCTCTTGGCATACAGGTGCAGAAATAGTGATTCAACGTCGACAAACGATAACTTGGTTACGTCTGTGCCATCGGTAACACAGCGGGTCAAGACTTCCAATACCGTGTTGGCAATAGCCGATACATCCTCAAAGGCCACGATAGTCAACAGGGCTTTATATTCGCCTGCCAGTAGCGGTCTAAACTTAATTTCGCGTTTGCTATCCGGTAGGGTATAGCTGTAGATTGGGGTGTTGAGCTTGGGAAGTGCCATAATCGATTTTCCTTATAGGTTTGCATATGCCATTATTTAGGCTGCAGAAATGAAAAATCCCCTTGGGTAAGGGGATTGTATTACTCTAGCATGTCATCGCAATCTGTGGCGATTGTGAAGCGGCTGTGGCCTAGTTCAAGTAAATGTTGCTCGCCCTGCGCCGCTCGTTGCCTTTGGTATCACTGGTTTGATTGCCATATACGGTCAATCTATCATTGCCCATGATTTCCGTGTTTCGGCTGCCGTGGACTTTTGTGTGCTGGTTGCCCATGATTTCCGTGGCAGCATTGCCTTGTACTAGGATGTTAGCATTGCCTTCCACTGTGATATTGCAGTTTCCTTTGACCAGTAGCTTTTTATCCTTGTAGATGATTTCAATGTCGTCATTCATGTTCTTGTAAACCCGTTTGCCGTCGGGATGGTATTCCATGAATGTGCCGGATGGGTGCCACATGGCTATGCGGTTATTGCTGTCGTCGGTTTCATAGATGATACCGTTAGGCGTGGCATAGGTATGGTTCAAAGGATAGCGGGCATTGTAAGGCGTAACGGGTTCAGTCCATGAACCACCAAAAGCAATCTTGGCAGTCTGCAGGTTTTCCTTTTTCTTCTTGACAATAGTTTCTTCAATCTTCTCTTTGCGGGCAAGCCTGTTGGTATCCGGTTCTGTCGGGGTTAATCCGTCTTCTTCAGGGATACCGCCAAGGCTGCCTAATACTATCGGCATTTGGCAAAGGTCGCCGTCGGCAAAGAAGCCGATTACGGTGCTATCCTTGATTAGGCCTGTCGGGCTGAAGCCTACCCCGCCCAACGCAGCGGATGTGATGGGCTGTATCGGAAATGCCCATGGCAGGCTTTCATCTTTGATGTCGTCATTATGGTAGCCATAGATGCGAACTTTAACCCGGCCTAGCTTCTTGGTGTCTTCATTGGATACCACCTTGCCTATCCACCAGTTGAACTCGCCAAAGGTAAAGGCATTGCTTTGTTGGATATTATCCATCTCTTCACTTCTCCCAATTGCAAAGTTCGACGTTGACAAAGTAGCTGGATTTGGTAATGATATGGCCAACTGCAGTTATCAGGTATTTGCCTTTGTAACGGCTGTCTAGGTTTTGTTCACTCAAGCTGTCGTTGGCAGGCATATCCAGTTCGGCAATTTCAGATAGCCAGTTAAAGGCCTTGGAGTTACCTGTAAGCTGTAGGCGGATTCGGTTTTGTTCGAGCTTAAACAAGCTGTGGCGTCGACTGCTGAACCACTCTACGCCTTTGTCTAGGGTTGATTCTCCGCCGTCGAACATCTTTTCATGCTTGGGCATGAAGTGGATAAGAGCTTCAGGCTTGCCGATTTTCTGCCCGCCTTTGCGTTTCTTGTCTTCGGTTTCCCATTTCTTGTTGACAAAGTCGAAGGTGGCCACTTGGTTGGCATCATAACCGGATGCGACATTAACCAAGGCATTAAAGTGGTCAATTGCCCAAGTGGTAAATTCTAAATTCTTGTTGGTTTTGGTGTCGCCGTTTTCGCGGATGTTGTTAGGGCGCTGGATAAACTTCACATGGGGCTTGCGCTGCCATAGGGTCGACAGTGATTCAAAGCAGAGCTTGGCTTGGCCTTTCTTGATTGTCTTTGTATAGAACACGAAGTCGGCCTGATTGTTATGCAGGGCAACCTTGCACATCTCGGCAACAACTGTAAGCGGGCTGATATTGGTGGCAATATAAACCATTTCATTGTCTGCCCTGCTCGGCAGGCGCTTCCCGTCTTTGATGTGGTAGGGCACGCTGCTTTCTAATTGTTCGGGCTTGGGCTTTTCATCCTTAACCTGTGCATGCAGGTGTTTTTGGACTACCTGCTTGACAATTTCATCGGGGCGTTTGCCGTCGAAGGCTTCGCATACCTTGGCATTCTGATTGGCCAAGTATTCTTTTGTCGTGCAGTTCAGCGTGTACGACATGGCCTTGTGGTTAATCTGCCGTTTATCTTCAAGGCTGATTACGACGAAGGATAGGTGAACATTGTCGTCGGTATCAACTTCCTGCTTGATGTTCAGCTTAATATCGACCTTGGCATTTGGCCGGATATTGTAACGGGTAATCATGTTGGTGGTATCGGCAATATCCAAGACTGCCGTGGTAAACGGATTGGTGAGCTCTTGGCTGATATAGACGTTGGCTACCGCTTCCGTGATGTCTTTGCCGTTGAGTGTCACGGTAAAGCGGGTTATATCGCCAAACTGCGCATGTAAGTTTTTCATTCGAACTGTGCCCTAAATTCTTCTTCAAACGCTGCGACAAACTTTGGATTAACGATTTTGATTTTGTGTTTCAGGCTGTTTTGTTCAACCTCGTAATCCAATACAGATACTGGCATAATGTAAACAGGCAGGCCTTCATTGCGGTCTAGCATGGCCTGATACTTGTCGCTGTCTACATCGTCGCAATAGCGCTTGATTTGCGTATCGTAAAAATGGTGGGTTTTATCTGACGTGCCATACTTGGCCTTGCAGTAATCCACGAGCAGGTCATGTGATACTGGCAAGGCATGATAGGGATTAATCAGATTATTGCAGACCATGATGACCCACCAATATTGCGTGGTGTCGTAAACTTCATGGCTAATTGCTTCAGGGGTCATGTCGGCCTGTACATAGTAATCCTGAAACAGATAGGTTTTATCAATGTTAAAGCGCTTGAACAAATGGGCTGCGCAGATGTTTGTCAGTTCATACACGCGCCCGTCCAGCTTGTAAGGGGTAGTCCCGATAATATCAAACATGGGGAAGGTATCCGGTAATATGTTTAATCCTATTTAACCTTGCAATTATAAATAGTTGTATCAAATTCGGAAAAGTTTGTATGAACGCAAAATTTCAATCATTGCTGTCAACCCTAGAACGGTTGTATGATGAAGACCCGTTTATGGCATACGGCCTGCGCAGTACCCGCCATCCAAGTGAGTCAAAGCCCGGCGCGAAACTGCGCAACAGCTTTGTCTGGGAAGACGGCGAAAAAACCAACCGCCAGCTTAACGGGGTCTCTACTATCGGCATCCCCGCCCATGACATCAACGAGCGGGGCTTGGTTAAGGCTATCCAAAGGCTAGGTCGCTCGGCTGCCAAGCTGTTCGGGGTTCCGCTGGGCACGGTTTACATCGATTACGGCGGTGACGACGTTATCTTGGTGCAAGGCGACAGTTCTGAAGGCGGGGAAGACGTGCACGAGTATGTTATCCGCCACGGGCAAACTGTATGGTCTGCTAAAAACGGTTCAATCTTGAAGGAAGGAAAAACTATGACTTGGAATCCATCATTCCGCGATTGGTATACTGCCAAACAGCAAGCCTTAAATGAAAACTCTAAACCTGAAGGGGATACAGATAACCCTGAAGGCAAAGAAGAAGGCAAAGACGATAAAGAGGACGAGTAATGCGCAAGCGCTACGGCAAGCCTTTCAGGTTTAAACCCAAGCATCCCGAGAAGTATGTCGGGGATGTCAACAGGATTACCATGCGCAGCACATGGGAAAAGAAATTCGCCATTTGGTGTGATTTAAACCCGTCTGTGTTGAAGTGGAACTCTGAAGGGGTTGCTGTACCGTACTATCATCAGATAGACGGGCGCATGAAAAACTATTATATCGACTTCTTTGTATTGCTGAAGCAGGCGGATGGCAATACCGTAAAACTGGCCGTGGAAGTGAAGCCGCATTACGAAACCCAACCGCCTGTACCCCCAAAGCGGAAAACCGATAAATCCCAAAGGCGCTATTTGCAGGAATGCGTCACCTATCAGCAAAACTGCGATAAATGGCGCTATGCCCGGCAATGGGCAGATGATAACGGATTTAAATTTGTTATCATGACTGAAAACGAATTGGGAATCTAAAGAATCCTCTATGTGTGTTGGGAACTTCAAAGCCCGCTTGATGCGGGCTTCTTTTTTGGCTTGCTTGAATCAATCAGCGAGTTCTACTTCGGAAAAGAAGCGTTTGATTTCTTCACGCATCGCTTCTTTCGACGGGTAAACATTGCTCGCTGAAGTTCGGGTGGTTTCACCCGGTTTGGCAAAGGGATAGTGAACGACAGCCTCAATGCGGTAGCTGGTGATTTCCCCGCTACTATTGATTTCAGCAGGGTAAACACAGGCTACTCGTGTCTCGGTCAATGTACTCACTGCTTTTTCAAACAAGGCTACGCTGGCAGACGGGGCAGAGTTTTTCATGGCTTCAATGATACGCATAATAAATTCCTTTAAGATAAAAAGTGATTGGGGTGGTTAAGGTTGAAGGCTGGTTACGGTAGGATGCGCCACCCTACGATAGCGACAGCGGCAATCCCGATAATGGACACGATACCCATAATGTACAGCATGATAAAGCTCCTTCTCTTTGTTTGGTTTAATCTTGGCAAATCGCGTTTAACACATCGCAATGTTCAGCAGCGGATGCAAACGTTGAGTGGCAAACACCTCGGCGCAAGCGGCAGATGTCTACGTCACGGGCGTTCCATACGGCATGCTTAACGCTGAAATAACTTTCAAGGTCGCTGGCATCAACGTAAAAATAGGCGCTATTCAATGGCGGGCAGAAACGCAGTTTACTCATGATTCGCGCCCTTTATTTTTTTAATCCGACGATAACCCACATTGGGATGCCAATCAGGCATACCTTCAAGAGGTTCCCATTCTTCAACCCATTTCCCATCTCGGAGAACTTGGCATTCGTGGGTCTCCCAAAATTCCCAAGGGGTCTCTGAAATCATGGCATCTTGGGCGAACTGCAGCATGAGTTCGGCATGTACATGGGCAGGCATCTTAATTACTCCTGAATATCGAGTTCAATCGGCATCCCTGTTACTTGGGATAACTTAATCAGGGCGGGGAAGGTATTTTGTTCAATCTTGGAAACATACAAATCCTCACCATCGGCAGCTTTGCGCAGGGTAGCGCATTCAATGTTTCCGCTGGCTGCTACCTTAACGGTAACGTACAACCCGTTATAAGAGTTAAGGTCAACATTGATAGCTTCAAATTGCATAATCATTCTTCATCCTCCCAGTTATCATCTTCGTCATTGCTGGCGGTTGGTATTGTATGGCAAATCAGGGTTTGCAGCAAATGGTCGTAATCGCTGCTTCGGCATTCATCCAATACAAGGTTAATCTCTTCAAAACTCCAACCTTGACGGCGGGCAGCTTTTGAAAACGCACCCATCAAGTAGAAAGCATTGCTATTCAACCCTACAAGGTCAAGTTCAACAGTTTTTGGCGGATTAAACAGGTTTGACATTTCGGTTTCCTTATTTGGTTACATAACGGGCTACGGTTTCTCGGGTATCGGCTGCTTCAATCCGTACATTCCATCCTGAAGCAAATTCGTTGGTAATCTTGCGTTTCAAACCACGAACAGTGTTGGCATCGCGCACATACTCAATATCGCATTGGGGATGGCGAACAATGGCAAGGTAAAACATTTCGGTTTCCTTTATGTCTGTTGTTATCTACTACGGTTGCCATTATACGGGATATTAAATTTAAATCAATATCCGTATTGTAAAGATTGCGTAAAGTTTGTATTGCACTTTTTCCTTGGAATATCTGCAGGGGCATTACAGTTTTCTGAAGGAAAGAGCGGGAAATCCGTATATAGGCCACAGTCGCTTCACAATCGCCACAGATTGCGATTAAGGGGTTAGGTAATACCCTAGCCTACCTCTAGGGGTTGAACAAGCGAATTTCGCGTTTGTGATGCGAAAGGCGAAAGGCGAAAGAAAACCGCCAGAGGGATACTGGCGGTTGATTAGTCAATCATTAATGTCTATCTATAAATTCATGGTTATTCACGATTGTTTTAAAAATCAATGCTTTTGTTTCAGTTGGCATGGGGTTGGTTGTTGAGGGTCAACCCAATGGCCGTCAAGCAATCATTAACATCTTACGGCGTAATCTTGATGCTGCTGCTTACTGTAGGATTGTATTTTACCTTATGGGCTACCAGCAATCTTGATAGTAATACATTGCCTGCAGGGTGGTTATCCCGCTTCATTGCTGCAATATATTCAGCCCGGGGTATCTTGCTATGTATCCGGTAGCTGCTCTCTTGGTAATAATAGCTGTCAGTAATCACGCATTGCTGTTCAAGCACGCCCGTGTGGGATTTCCTAAGCAGGCCTGTGGTATAAACTGCAATCGGGCTAATATCTGCCTGCAGGCTGCCGTCATCATAGCGCCTTGTAGTATAGCGGCTGGATACCACTGTCGGGTCTACCGCTTCGATTTCTACAGGCCTGCCGATATTATCGGATACCGGGGTCAATACTGCTCCTTCGCCTTGTTCTGATAACACGGCCAAGCTTGGCAGGCTGTACAAGTAATACCCGTGATTATCAATGGCTACCTGTTGGATTTTACCTTGCGTTGTAACCTTAGTTACTCTGCCATAGAAGCCATTGCGGCTGCCTGATACGGCAATGATGCCGTCGCCGACTTTGTACTTCTTACCGCCGTTTGTGATAGTAATGCTTTGGATTACCCCATGGCTAATCTTGGCAATGCGGTAACTGCCGTTTAGCACATCACCTTCTACTGGCAATACTGTATCCGTGGTATAGGGGCGGTTGGTCATGGGGTTGGATAGCTGCAGGATGCAATGGCTTGGCACTTCAAGGCCTGTGCTGAACCGTAGTGTCTCAAACGGTAGCAGGCTGTCGCTGATACTGATAACCAAGCGCCCGGTATTGTCAATGACGGTAAACCTGTCGACGTAGAAGCGGGCATTACTGGTCAGGCCTTGGCCGTGCAGTTGATACTCGGCAAGCTGTTCATATAGCAGGCGCAATGCTGTGTCGGGCACATTGGTTAAATCGCAATACAGGATTTGGTTGCGTTCATTCAAGGCAAACGACGGCACTAGCATATCATCCCTTGGATAGCTTACTGTTGGTTCGTCGTTATACAGGAGCTTGAACAAGAAATGCAGGCCGTTCTTGCTGCCCCTTGCGCTGTAGTAATCGCGCAGGAAGGTGACAAGCTGGCGTCGCTCAATCTTGATGGGGCTGTCCAACAAGTAGCCAAGGTCGGCCAGTATCTTGTCCCAGTATTGGCTCTGTTCGTTGCTGGTATCGTGATTATCCAAGTAATCGCTGACATACTGCAGGGGGTTGCCTTCCTTGTACAGGTAGGCGAAGTAGTCTGTCAGCAAGTTGGCAAACCGAGGATATTCCCGCTGAACATAGGACGGATACCGGGCTTTAATAAAGGATAGGTAGCTGTTACTCATCGATTACCCTCGTCTTCGTGATACGCACGATATTGTTTAGGGCGCTGGCCACGTCGGGATGCTTTGGTGTTACTGTTAGCTGTATGGTCTCGTTGCCCGTATAGGCAGTCGTGGGATAGCGCAGATAGATTAGGCCTGTGGCATAATCGATTGTGCCGATTGCTTCGTGGATAGGATGTTCGGCATCCGCATCCGCATAGATTGAGCCATTGCCGTCATCGTAGATGCGGAAACTGTAAATCCCGTATTGTGCCGTGGCAGCCAGTGATTTAGGCTGAATGGCATTGCCAAAGTACACGGCAGTCTTGCCCGTGTTATTGCGGGCAATCGTTACGGCTTTCTTCAGGCGCTTGCGGGTATAGCTGGATTTGATGCCTTGATGGGCATTCACAATGGCTTGGTTCAAGGCTACGTCTGACAGGTAGGTATCAAATACATTCAAGTGGCTGTCATTGTATTGCCTTACAGCGTCAATCGCGGCATTGGATACTTCGCCATAGCTGCTTGATGTCTTGTCCATGTCAACAATCAACACCACATCGATTTCGCATTCGATAAACTCCGGGTCGACAAATACCGGATGCGCCCCTAAGCGCTTGGCCGATTCTAATACGCTGTTGCGTATATCATCCTTGGCACTGCTTGACAGCTTGTCGGCATAGTAGGGTTTGATGGATAAGAATACGCGGTTATAGGTTTTCTGCCAATGTTCTTCCCCGCCCCACACATTGACTGCCTGCACATTGCGGAAACGGGAAAGGATGGCGGATTTATAGTCTTCTTCGTGGAACAGGCGGTTTTGTCGGCGGAAATGATTAAGCGCGTTAAAGCGTACCGTTTCCAAGGATTCGCCATCAGAGCCGCCGCTGCTGGTCTCGGTAGTTTCCAAGGTAAAACCGGATAGCGTGAACTCATTGCAGCCATTGCCCTGTTCGCCAGTTGTAGACAGATACTCGGCCACAATCAAGTCATCATGGGCAGGCTTCTTACCAAATACATTATTGCCAAAGTAAATCTCGTAGTAGCCGTCAGCAGTGGTCGTGATATAGAAGACCCGACTTTGGCTGGTCGTGTTGAATACGCTGTCGGCCAAGCGGTATTGCTCGCCGTCGTCATCTTCGGATTTGCGGATATACACGCGCAGGCTGTCAATATCAATGGTTTTATCCTTGATGACAAAGCGCTGATACTGTACCGATTCATTCAGCTTGAACTTCCACTCACGCTTCACGCCTTCCTGCAGGATAGTAGGCTTGCTATGAAAGGTATAGCTGCCGTTGGGATTGCGTGTGTAATCGTACAGGTAAACATCATCGGGATTGCTGAAGCGCCGTGTTTCGGATGTTCTTTGTGATTTACCTGTAATAGTTTTCCACTTGTGCATCACGAGAAAGCCGTTTGTTGGGAAAGTATCAACGGTCTGCTTAACCACGGCTTCTACTCGAGATGCCCTGATACCTTTGGGCAGGTAGCCTAAGCCACGGGCTTTGCTGAATACGGATTGCTGCAGTTGGGCGCTGTCAATACTGGATTCATTATTCAGCATATAGGCATACACGCCGAAATTGTGGGCATTGTATGCAAGGATGTTGAGCAGCGTGGCAATCCCGCCCGCTTCAAAATCATAGTCCGCGTATTTCGGGTCAGCCTTCAGGAAATCCTTAAGGCCTTGGCGGTAGCCTTTATAGTCAATAGGGTTCATCTGATACGCTCCACAAAGAATTCGATAGTCTGTTCGTTAAGCAGCGATAGCACGCTGAATGTAATTTGGATGCGATAGCCTGTCTCGTCGTCGCTGATATTGGCGTCAACCTTCTTGATGTCTGCCCGTGGCTCAAGTTTGTTAAACGCCCACTTGATACGGCTTTCCAAAGCGGCTGCCACTGCCGGGCTTGGTGTTTCAAACAGCAAGGCTTGGATATGGCCGTGTAAATCAGGTTCAAATGGAATATCATAGGGGCGCATCTGCGCAATATGCAGCAAGGCGCGTTTAACCGCTGCAGCATCCGTCAGGAATGTAATATCGCCCGTCATCGGATGGGGCTTTAAGTTCAGGTTTAAATCGCTGTAATAGGCCATCTTATAGGGTCTCGTTTTCAAAAAACACGTTATGACTGGCCGTCATGATGATGCTTTCGCATTTGCCGTCTTCTTCAGGCGGACGGGGTTCCAGTTCAAACATGCCTTTGTAATTGTGATGAATGAGTTCTTGAGTATCGCCCCGGCGCTTCTCGGGGATGTAGGTTTCAATGTAGGGCTGTGGCAGGGCGTCGTCTAATGGGTCTTTCAAGAGTGCCGCTGGCCTGCCGTTTACCCAGACAGTACATTTCTCGCGCTTGGCAATCCTAGCATCGTGCTGGCCGAGCATGTTTTGATGGAATTGCAGGCGGTCATGTGCCCGGGCACAGGCTCGGTTGTTGATGTACACGTTAATGCTGCCCCATCGGATACGGCGGGGCGCAAAGGCATCATGGCCTGTGCATAAATCTTTCATCCGGGCTACTGCTGGCATATGTTACTCCGTACAGTATTTGTCAGTTGCCATTGCAAGTAGGAAAGGCCGTGTGTAATCATGGTAAATCCTTGTTTTTGCAATAGGTGGTTCTTCCACAGTATTTAACGCCTTGGGGATAAACTGTGGCTTGGGCGGTTTCTTGCATAGTTCGGGATAGATGTGATTGGTATCTACCATGTCAATATACTCCATACGGTATAGCCGCTATAGCTGTAAGCGGTATTGGGTAAATCCTGATTGACGGTATTGCGGATAGACAGGATTTGTTCGTCAACATCATCAAAGCTTCTACCGGGCAGGCTGTGATAGCGGATAAGTGTGACCTTGTTCGGCGTAATCTTGATTTCAAAGGCCGTGCTTCTATTGGGCTTGTCTTGCTTCAGATTCTTATAGATGTCGGGCAGGATTTTACTGCTATGCAGGTGCATGACCAGTTGGTCAAAGTTGTTTCGATTGCGGGCATAGTGTTGAAGCAGTTCATCAGGGGTTCGGATAATCGTACCACTGGGAATGCTGTATTCTTCTATGTCTTTCGGCCTTGTGGGGTCAAGGCAGCTTGGGCATTTGCCTAGTTTGCTGAAACGGATTTCAGAAAACGGCACGGCCACTCCGTCAATCATCATGGCGGATTCGGGCGCTTTCGTTACCCCGCAAAGGCCTCGGGTATCAATGCGCTTGGGCACAAACTCTGTCGGGCTTGGGCAAGGCGGGCAAAGGCTGTTCAGCTTGGGCGGCTGATAGGGTTTAACCGGATTATCAGCGGCTTCTTCGACCACAATATCTGGGGCGGCTTTAAACCTGTCTCTGTCTAAGCTCCAGTTGTTATAAACGCGGGTGCAGAACCATTTCTCGGTATAGGTTTCCGGTTGGTTAAGCAGGTAAAGCCTAACTTTGAACTTCCATACCCTACCCCATGCCTGTGCCGTGTCATCGTGGTTATCGCTATACCAGTTCCAGCTCGGCGGTAAATCGGAGTTGTGTTCAGAACAGTCTAGGTTGCCGACTTCGCCCATAATCACGCCGCTGGAAATCAGGGTTAAGCCATCTGGCAGTTTGCCGTCAACCAATTCGTACACTAGGGTCTCGTGGCATTCAATCGGGCGCTTGCGGGTTTGCAATGCTGCAGAGGTGTAATAACCGAAACCCGTTAGGGCTTCCATGCGCGAGCTTGGGGTATAGCCTTGTCGGGTCACCGTGATATTGCCCTTGATTGCTGTTTTAGGGTCGATATGCAGGAAGACATCAACATCTGCAGGGATTTCTTTTGTGATAAGCGTATTGTGTTCGTATGAAACCGCTTGGCCAAATCCGATAAGCTTGTTGCCCTGCCTTTGGTAAAACGATAGGGTATAGTTGACCATATCGTACTCGGTAAGCAGGATACGAATGTTTAGGGTATCTGCCTGCCGTAAGCGGATGATGGCGGTAAAAGGCTTTCTTGGCTGCGCTTCAAATCTTAAAGGCGTGCCTATCTGCAGGGATGGATGGGTAATACCCAAGCGCAGGTCTCGGAGGATGTCTTGCAAAGCCATATCAATAACACCTGCCCTTCAAATCATGCCTAAACATTTTCTTCTCTACCGCTTGGATTTCATACTTGCTCTTGTCTTCATCGCCGTTTTCGTTGGCATACACGTATTCGTTATCCAAGCATCCTTCTTCTAAGAACTCAACTTCGTACTTGATGGAAATCGCCACGGCCACCTGTTCGCCCATGTAAGACATCAGCGGGGGCTGATACAGGTCGGGTTCGACAATTTCGCCCGTATAGCTGGCAGATGCAAACTGTACCGTGGTCGATAATGCCACGCCGATATTGTGGCCAAACCCTGTGCGTGGCGCAAAGCTGTCAATGGTCAATACCGCTTGGGAAGTCTCACCAAAGCACTGCTCGGTTTCAAATTGGGTATGGCGCTCTAAATCCCATCTGATTTGTTCGCCTGTCAGGCTTCTAATCGTGGTATCGTGGTCAGGATTGGGCGCATCCAGTTCAATGTCGGCTCGGTGAATATCCGGTATCAGGTTGCCAAAGGTAAGGCGAATATTCAAATCCTGATAGAAATCATTAAGGCGGATTTGGTCGCCCGCATAGCTTTCAGGTTCGAACTTAATCGGGTCATACAAATCCACGAAGATTTGCTCGCCGAACTGACTGTCAGTTTGGCCGTACCGTGGCGCAGTCAACAAGGATACCGTTACCTTGGTTTCAATATCCGTGCTACAGCGCCATCTCTGGTCTTCGTAATGCGCCAGCTCGATATTGAACACTTCGCCGTAGGTATGGATATTCTTGCAGCATTTGCAGAGGTCGAAGTGGGTTGTTTCGTAATCAAACGATACGTCATTCCATGCGCCAAACACGCTTGGATAGGGATAGAAAAGCGGGCTTCTTAGGGCATGCAGTGAAACATTAACCTGCTCGCCTAACGGGCTTTCTATCTGCAGGGGGATGGCAGGCGGAACAGACAGCGTGGCATCGGCTTGGATGCCTAATGATGTGGCTGCCTTGTAAACCGCTTCGGTTCGAATATCAACGAAGTTGGTCTGACTACCAACCTGCGTGTAAATCCAATCGGATTTATCAAGTATCCAATCGCCCGCCTTGGTTTCGCTGCCCGTATGGCTGGCAGCTTCATACAGGATAAACGTCCAGCGGGTGTCAAACTTGGCGACATCGTAGCCGATATACGAACGGGCTTCGCCTAGCGGTATGTCCCTAGGGATTTTTAAATCGTCGACCTTGGTTTCCGAACCGTTATAGGCACGGATATGGCGCAAGGCCACATGGGATAGTACAAGATTAGACGCTTCGGTGTATTCACCGAGTTCGGTTTTGGATTTCGGTAACTCGACAGGCTTCAGCGTTTGCTTGGTCAGCTCAGGCTTATTGGATGCAAAGCCGTGGGCACTGTCAGGTTGGAAGGTTTGATTAACCTGCAGGTTCGGAGTTACAAGGCTGCCTGTTTGGATATATACCGATACAGTCGGATGCAACTGCAGGGGTACTTTGTGAACTTCAGAACCGTGTTCTGATTTCGGGTTAAAGAAGACAGTCGGGAAAGCCTTTAACTCAATCGCTATTGAATGGCCGTTATGTTTTGATTCGGCATTGAGTAGGATTGATGTTGAGAGCTTGATGGCGATATTGTCGCCGTGGCTGCTCTTGATGTCTTGCAGGTAGGGGATGCGGGGAACTTCAAGCGTAAGCTTGTTGATGTCGTAGCCTAGGTAGGCTTCGCATGGGAAGCCGGGCGTAATCTGTACAATGGTTGAAGCGTAGAAGCCGTGGCCGCTGTTGATAACGCTAAACTCGGCAGGTTCGAAGATATAGGTATAGCTGCCTGCGAAGCTGCTTACATTGCCTAGGGTTAAACCGCATCCCGCATAGGGGAAGTTGAAATCGTTTTCAGGCTCGGGATAATAGCGGCAATTGTGGTCGTAGTCATTCAGGGGAGTCGCCCGATACTCCCCGAATTCGATATTGCGCCAGTTATCCGCCATCTGTTATCCCTTACGGCTGGATGTCTAATTGTTCGTAGGGCACGATAAAGCCGTATGCCCTGAACTTGACTGTAGCATCGTGTTTGTGGAAGGCAAATACATCCACGCGCTCGTTGCTTAGTAGGTCAAAGATGTAAACCCCTGTTACCGGATGCGACGTTACTTCGCCTAATAACTTACCGCTGTCATGGCTGTAGATGCGGATAGTGGCGTCGGTAGGGTTGCCCATTAGGGTTACAGTACCGCGTATGCGGTAAACGGTATCGTAATTGCAATGGGCTTGAATCTTCTCATTGGATAATGCCCGGGGATAGGTGGTTAATGTCGATAAATCCGCTGCCAAGTAGTGATGATGGAAGGGGCTTGATAGGAAATGAACCCCGGTAGTACCGCTCTGTGGGTCTGCCCGGTGGTTATAGTCTTCCAGCACCATGTTGCCGTCAATCCAGACGCAATACTTGTCGCCCTGCTTGCGGATAACCAAGTGATGCCATTCGTTGAAGGTGATGCTATCGGCAATCGGGATTTGAATATCAGTAGACGCCAAATCCATTTCCATTGCCCCGCCTACCTGCTGTCCACGACGACTGTTAAACCATATCGTGAGCTGTTCATAGGGAAACTGCGTGTGGGCTTGCTGAAACAACACGCCCCGGTTGGCATCGGAAGTCCTGAAGAAGAACTCGATTGTGTAATCACGGTTAAGGTCAACCAGTTTGGTGTAATCTTGAGCCTGTGCCTTGATATGCGTGCCATTGGTAAAGCGTATCCCGCGCGTGCCCGTAATCTTGCCTATCTGTCGCGGTTCGGCATTGCGGTAATTACCGATAATGCTTAGACGGGCATTGTATAGGGTCGATACCGTCATTTCGATATAACCCTTAGACAAGGCATCGTCGTCGAAGCGGCAATAATTGCTTGGGTTATCAACCCTAAGCATCTCGTCATAGTTCCAGATGCGCCTGAACAGCTTAACGATTTCGAGGTCGGTTATGGCTCGGGTAAAGATGGCCACGGCATCGAAATCGTAGGTGCGCGTTAATCTGTCACTGTATAACTTGGTGGCATCGTAGGGCAAGGCCTGCCCACCTAGTGTGAACTCTTTTGAGCCTGCATCGATTGTGAAGCTGTTTACGTCGACAAGGTCAGAAATATCCTTGGATGCAATCAGGTTGCCGTCAATGAAGACTTCTAATATGTAATCCTTGAAGCGGATAACCAGCCAAGTTGGCCGTCCTGCCAAGCGGGCGGGGATGATTTCGCCATTCCCTGTTAATACGGGTTGGGCTAAGGGATGCAGTTTGATTTCCCAATGGCTAGATGTTGTCCAGTAATAGTGTTGGGCTAGTGTGATAATCCCACCGTGGCTGAACAAGATGTCGGTATAAGACCCTCGACGCCATTTGCCGTCGGTATCTTGGACATTGCCCCATTCCGCCTCGCCACGGTTGACCAGCATGGAATAAGTGAATTCTTTGTTGCCGAAATTGTAGGCAAGGTTATTAGGGATAGACACCATCGCTTTGGGAAAGCGGGAAAAGCCTGCCCTTTCGGCTGGCTTGTTTGCCCCGGTAGGGCAGAACCTTAGCGAGTATTGGTCAAACTGGTCAAGTTCAATCAGGCTTCTACCGCCTGCTCTATAACCTGCGTAAACGTATTCGTTGCTCTCTTGGGTGATGATGCCGTCTTGATTGCGCATCTCGTCAATGATAACACCGCTATCAATGAAGCGCGTGCCCGTATTCCACACTTCGCCGTCAAAACTAATCAATGTGGCGGGCTGCATATCCTGAAGTAATTGTTTAAATCCTGCCATTTGTACAAGGCCTCTTTAATATCGCTACCAATATTTAAACAGGCAGTCTTGGCGGGATTGGTTGAATGTGGTTGAGAGCGGCAGAGAAATAAATCAGGGAATAGGCCACAGTCGCTTCACAATCGCCACAGATTGCGACGAAGGGGTTGAGGTAGGCTAGGGTATTACCCTAGGGGTTGAAGGCATGAATTTCGCAGCTTTCGCATTTCGCCTTTCGCGTATAAGAAAACCCCCCGTGGGGGAACGGGGGGGGCGGGGGTTTTTGCGTCACATT